GGCAGCAATCTTTAGGTTTCTTTTATTTCTTCAGGGTTTTCATAACTGGACACTCAACCCCTTTCATATGATGGGTGTTGCTGGTATACTAGGAGGAGCATTACTCTGTGCGATTCACGGAGCAACTGTAGAAAACACTTTATTTGAGGATGGAGATGGTGCGAACACTTTCAAAGCTTTTGAACCGACTCAAGAGGAAGAGACGTATTCTATGGTTACTGCCAATAGGTTCTGGTCTCAAATCTTTGGTATTGCATTTAGCAATAAGCGTTGGTTGCACTTTTTTATGCTTTTCGTACCAGTCATGGGTCTCTGGGTCAGTTCTATTGGTATCATCGGTCTTGCTCTTAATTTACGTGCGTATGACTTTGTTAGTCAGGAGATTAGAGCTGCTTCCGATTCAAGTTACGAAACTTTCTACACGAAGAACATACTTTTAAACGACGGCCTAAGGGCTTGGTTGGCAACGGCCGACCAACCTGGGGAGAACTTTGTTCTGCCAGATGAGGTATTGCCGAGAGGAAATGCTCTTTGATTGTAAAGACCTCATTATTGGGGTTTTTTTTTATTTACTTGTGACCCAAACTATGATATTGCATAAATAGTAATAGATAATCAAAGTTAGGATAATGGGATTAAATAACAAATCAAAACCCTGTGGTTCTCTTGTTGATGAAAAGTTTGGGAAACTTATTGTCTTAAACGAAGAAGTCATTTTCAAGAGTGGTAAAAGTAGAGTATTTGCTACTTGTGCGTGTGAGTGTGGTAATAAAAAGATCTGTGATAGATCTAGTTTGTTGAATGGAAGAACTACTAGTTGTGGATGTGTAAGAAAAGAAACTACTACTGCTTTTAATAAAACAAAAAAGAAAGCATCTGGAACTCGTAAAGTAGATGATAGGAGATATAGTATGTTCCATAATGCTCAACACAGAGCAAAGAAAAAGGGAATACCCTTTACAATTTCTATAGATGATATTATAATACCAAAAATTTGTCCTCTATTAGGAATAACTTTATTATCAACTAATGATAAAAGAGACCCAAGAAATCCAAGTTTAGATCAAAAAATTCCAGGTCAAGGTTACACTCCTGATAATATATGGGTAATGAGCTCTCGTGCTAACTGGATTAAGTGTGACGCATCAATACAAGAACTTGAACTACTTGTAGAAAATCTCAAATGTTACTCTTCATAATATTCCAACTCTTTGGAGTATTCCTATTTCTTATGTCCCCAATCTAATCAAAAATACTTTTAATAAAATCTAAATATTCTGGTTTATTATTTCTTTGAATTATCCTAATACATTCATTTTTAGATGAAATATTTTTAATTGATTTTTCATCTTTATTTTTTAATAATAAAAGAATACCATTATCAATTACTTTTTTTATGTTTCCTGTTTCGTATTTCATTATGAGTTATCGTATATTTTTTTAAGTAATTTTTTCTTTTTTGAATTATCTCTGTTTGATGAACTCTGTTGTTTCATATCATCGTCCCTATTTTTACCACTCATAATTTTTTCTGTGGTTTTTGCGGACCCAATAGATTTTTGTGTAAGATTTTTATCTGGTATTTTATCGTATTGTCTGTTAATTGCTCTACCAAGACCATTTTCTATTTTATTAAATCTTTTTATATGATTATCGTCTTTCATTTTTGTTAATAAATTTTTTGCAAACTTTAATTGATGAGTTTTTAATTTCTCATCTCCAGTTTTGTCTGTTTTATTTCTTTGATTAATTTTTCTGCTTACTTTATCTTCTGGAAATGGTTTAAACTTTTCAAGTATTGATATAAATTCTTTATAAGTTCTCATAAGAATTTTATTTATATTTATGCTCCCCACCCTACTCACAATCCACTATGAACATTCTACTCCCACTAATCTACTTCACATTCTTTGCTCTCATCGCAGGGAGTGGTTTCGCAATGATGTGGGGAAACATTCAGTCTATCAATGAAGAAATGAGAAGACCAAAGAAACCCCAACATCCAGAGGCACCAAAGGAAGGTGAAGAAGTAATGTATGTGGACTTGAATAAAGAAAGATTGGAAAACCTTTATAAGGAATAAGCACTCAAATTGAAAACGGAAGGTTAATTCCAAAAATGGGGGGAAAAAATCTCCCCAAAAATTTTACTCCAAAGAGTTTTTCATAATAATAAATAATGACAGATGCTTTCCTAAATGGAACTCTATAATTCTTCTTCGGACTACTTGTTTAATTTACAAGCAACAAGTTCATCAGATGCAAAGAGAATGTGGAGACAATCAATCAAGGAAAAATGGAAACATAAATGTGCTTATTGTGAAAGCACAGAATATCTAACAATCGACCATATAGTTCCACAATCCAAAGGTGGAAGTGATTTCATTACAAATGTATTATGTTGTTGTAGAAGGTGTAATAACTCTAAGTCTCATATTAATTGGATAGAATGGTACTCATCACAAGATTTCTTTACAGAAGAACGATATGATGTTATACTGAAATGGATGAAACCACAAACGAATTCCAATCTATATAAGTATAAACCAAGAATGAATGCATCAACTTAATGGAATCTGAAAGTTTTATGCCCTTATTATACGTAAGGGCATTTATTATCTCAAATCTAGCAATTATTATCCCTATACTTTTTATCTTATGACTTTTACAGTTTATTCCAAAGATGGTTGCCCCTATTGCAGTAAAATAGAACAGGTGCTACAATTAACAAACCTTGAGCATGTTGTCTACAAACTTGGTGAGCACTTTGATAGAGAGGCATTTTATTCAGAGTTTGGAGAAGGGTCTACATTTCCTCAAGTCATTGTTGATGAAAATCACATTGGAGGATGCACTGATACAATTAAGTATCTAAGAGAACAAAAGATAGTTTGATGAACAATGAAAAAAATAATCTAAATAAAGATGAACCCCAGATGAATCGGGGGTTTGAGTTGTTAATTAGAGATAGGAGGAGAAGATCATTAGCACCAAAAACTTTTCAACTGAAGTTTGGTAAAATGATTTCTCTTCTTCGAAGAGAGATACACATTCACTTTGACTTTCATTTCGATATTCAGAAAAAGTAACTCTTGGAGAAAAAAAATGTTAGCAGTAGCACTCACAATCGGAACATTGGTTTCAATCTTGTTCTTTTTTGTAGGAGGAGTTGTTGGTTGGTTGGCAAGAGAAAATTCGTATCAAGTTCAACCAATTTATACTCATCCAGAGATGTTTGACGAAAATGGGAATGTATTTCCCGATGAAATTTTGGCGATTAGATTTGAAAATAGTGGTGATGATGAAGATGATGAAGATGATGAGTAATAAATGTTAGATTAAATTTATGTATCGTATTATTAAATAACAATGACGCAGACGATGACGACGAAGACGAAGAAGACTGAAACTCTTCCACCCAATCCTTTTGTTTTTGAAGTTTTGGAACTTGTTTCAAAACAAAGAAGTAATGTTAAAAAGGTTGAAGTGCTCAAAACTTATGAACACGCTTCCCTTAAGTCTATTCTGATTTGGAACTTTGATGAAACTGTAATTTCACTTCTTCCAGAAGGTGAGGTACCATATAGTGATATTAAAGATCAGAATATTTACTCTGGTAACCTTTCTGATAACCTGGTTAAACAGGCAAATGGTGGAGAGGCAGCAATTGCACAAGATCTTAGTGGTGAAGGTAAGACTTCATTGAGAAGAGAATATCAACATCTATATCATTTTGTAAAAGGTGGTAATAATACACTCTCTACAATTCGTAGAGAGTCAATGTTCATTAATATTCTCCGTGGGTTACATCCAAGAGAAGCAGAAGTTCTTTGTCTTGTGAAAGATAAAAAACTTTTTGATAAGTATAAGATTACAAAGGAACTTGTTTCAGAAGCTTACCCAGATATTAAGTGGGGTAACCGTAGTTGATAAAAATTATTAATGAGAACTGTGACCAAGAACTAGCAAAAGATAGAACTCTACCTTATAATGTTTACATCGTATCTTATGAAGTTGATGCAGTAATGGCATACGATTTAGTCATCTCTGATAAAAATATGGATATCTTTGATTATTATTGGGATAAGTATAGAGAAGGATTGAAAGGTTGGAAGCAATCTGAAGGTAGAGTAAACCCTCGTCTGTGGGGTAACAAACAACCAGAGAAAAAGAAAAAAAGATGAGTGAAGGTTTTAACGATGGAAAGGTAAAGGTTAATGTAAATGTTGATGAAATAGATATAATTCTCAAAAAATATAAAAAGTTAAATAAATATAAAAAGTCTGCTCTTTTTGCTGTGAAAACTATTGACGGGACTGAAAGTATTATCACTTCTCTAATCAAAGAAGCACAGGAGGATCCAGTAGTCTAATGGGAAAGCACTATCTACTAAATCTATACGATTGCTCTTTTGTTCTTTTGAATGACGAACAATACCTTATAAAATTATTAGAAAGTGCGGCAATATTATCTGGGGCAACAGTAATACAAACAATATTTAAGAAATTTGATCCACAAGGAGTTACAGTTATTTGTTTACTCGCAGAAAGTCATATTAGTATTCATACCTGGCCTGAAGAAGGTAAGGCAGCAGTAGATTTATATACTTGCGGTGATTCAAATCCAAAATTGGGTTGTGATATGATTATCGATCATTTATATTCAACAAACCACACTCTTTCTTACATAGAACGATGAATTTCGATACGGTATTCATTTCGGACACACATTTAGGGACGACTCGATGTGATACTCATAAGTTTTTAAAGTTTCTAAAAGAACTTGATACTAAAAAATTAGTATTGGTCGGAGACATATTTGATATTGCCTGTATGGAACACTACGGGACAAGATGGAGAAGAGAACATACTGAATGTATTCATCAAATTTTTAATCTTGCAAAAAAAGGAACAGAAATAGTTTATATACTTGGAAATCACGAATCACAACTTCGTCGTTATTCTGGATTTACACATCATAATTTTAGTATTGTAGATCAATATGTTCATATAGATGCTAAAGGAAATAAGTTTCTTTGTGTTCACGGAGATAAGTATTCTGAATATTCTTCTGGTTCCTGGAAACAGTTGATGTTTAATAAAGGATATGAAATCATTAGCCCTTTGAGTTTTTGGTTAGAAAGATTTTTTAAATTTTCTTTGGTTTATTATTTAAAGAATAGTATTCGTGGAAAAAATTATATTAATCAATATGAAACTGATATTGCGTATTATTGTTCTCAAAAAAGTCAAGAATACTCTGGAGTAGTATGCGGTCATATACATTCTGGTAATATTCGTAATTTTGATGAACTTACATATATGTGTTGTGGAGACTGGTGTGATACTTGTTCAGCAATTTTAGAAAAAAACGGAATATATTGTTTACAAAAATACTAAAAAATTATTAAAGAGAGAAACTTGACGTTTTCTCTTTTTTTGTCTATAATTATACTGAGATATTAAAACTTATGAACCGAGACAAACTTAAGATTATCATCAAAAATCTTGAACTTCTGACTCAATCACTCAAAGAAGAAGTGTATGCCGATACCTCTGCGTATGAATACAAAGAACTTTCTTCACGCATAGGAGAATTGAATGATTATGATGAGGTCTACGAAGATGATGAATGATGAGATATAAAGAAACAATTCGTCTTATTAAAGAAGCACTCAAAACTCCAGAATTATACTCCGAAGAAGAGATTCTTTATATGAGAAAATCATTGGATAGTGCCTTACTCAATCTTGCTCGTAAAAAAACCATTAAAAAACAAAAAGGATTTGGATTTTCAAATGAAACCAATTAAAGCAAAAGACCTTTTAGAACTTGACCATTATATGAAAGTTGTGATGATTCGTCAGACACAACTTCCACAAACTCTTGTTTATCAGGCAGGAAAGAATGATTATAGTGAAGATCCTATTCATACCAAATTTCCTCCAAATGAAAATGAATGTGGTGAATGGGTAATTGAGCAACTATTGGTAAACGAACGAGGGCACTGGGGACCTTTAGAGCATCCTGCGATCACTTTAGACTGCGTTGGGTTTGTTCATAATGTAATGGTTCAGGCAAGAACTCATCGTGTTGGAGTTTCTTTTGATGTTCAATCTCAACGTTATACTGGTCGTCGTGTATTGAAAGTTGCAACTGGTGACTTGAAACCTGAAGAAGTCTTCTATGTACGTCCAGAAGGTCTTTATTTGGATCGTAAAGGTCACAAATATGAATGGGGGAAGGATGATTATGAAACACAACTAAAGTTCTGTCTGGCAGCATCTGAAAGGTATGCTGAGGGTTATAATACTCGTGGTATGGCAGAGGAGCATCTTCGTGATTATCTCCCTCAAAACATTCGTCAGAACTTTGTGGTTTCATTCTCTCTTCGTGCTGCTCTACACTTTCTGGATCTAAGAGCAAAGTTAGATGCTCAGGTAGAAATTCAGGCACTTTGTGAAGGTATGGTTCCTATAATGAGAGAATGGGTTCCTGAAATCTTTAGTTATTATGAGAAAAAACGACTACATAAAGCACGATTGAGCCCTTAAATTATATAAATAATAGTAGAGTAAAACTATCGTATTATGGTTTCACATTACATATATAAAATAACCAATCTTATAAATGAGAAGATTTATGTTGGAAAATCCAAAAATCCAAAAGTAAGGTGGAGGCAACATAAATCTCATTCCCAAAAAAGAAATACAAAATTATATTATGCTATGCGAAAGCATGGTATTGAAAATTTTATATTTGAAGTTTTGGAAGAGTGTGATGAGAATATTATAAATGATAAAGAAATTTATTATATTTCTTCTTTAAATCCATATTATAATATGACTGATGGTGGGGATGGTGGTGGATTTTTAAATAAAAAACATGGTGATAAATGGAAAATTGCAATTAAAGAAAGCAATTCAAAAAAAGTTGCTTGTTATGATTTAGATGGGAATTTAATTAAAGTTTATGATAGTTGTAGAGATGCCTCTTTTAGTATTTTTGGTAAGTATCACAGAGGTATAGATGCTGTAACTAGAGGAGAATATCAAACTTGTGGTGGATATCAATGGAAAACATTTAAAGAACATCCTTTATTGAAAATTACTTCGTATAAAAGAACATCTCATAAGGTTAAAAAGATAGCAAAATATGACTGTAATCAAAATTTTATTGAGATTTATGAGAGTATGACTATTGCTGCAGAAAAAAATAATGCTTCAACTTCTAAAATAACTTTAGTTTGTCAAAATAAAAGAAAAACTCATAATGGTTATATTTGGAAGTATGTGGTAGAATAACCTATAACTATTGGAAAAGTAATATGAAAAGTTGGTGTCTAAAAGATAAACTGACAGGAAATATTTTTAAAGTCTTTCTTACTGAAGAAAAACTTAACGAATATTTTAAAAAAAATCCAAATATTAAAGAGTGTGTTAACTGTATAGAGTGCTACGATGCTCCTTCTATTATAATCGATTAGAATAAATATTCACATACAAAATGGAGAAATGAATTGGCAATTTATCCGATTATTCATAAAGAAACTGGTGAGACTAAAGTAATTGAAATGAGTGTTCATGACATTACTGAATGGTATCAAAATAATCCAGAGTGGAAAAGAGACTGGCCATCTGGATGCGCAAGTTCAGTAGAGTTAGGTGAAGTTTATGATAGACTGAAAAAAACTAAACCAGGATGGAATGAAGTGCTTACCCGAGTATCAAAAGTACCAAAATCAAGAGTAAAACCTATCTAAAAATATGACAAGAAAAAGAAGGAGTAATGGAAATCA